AAGAAAGGAGTTATACGGGGCATATTAAAAAGCGCGGCAGATGATGCGGCGGCAGGCAAGTTAGCTGACAACTGGGGTTTTTACTTTAATCCAGAAGAACTCAAAGTAATTGCAAGTGGATTTAAAAAGCATGGCCAGGATTGGCGCAAGTATACAGGCCAAGAAAAAGAGTTAATTGAAGAGTTGATGTTTGCTGGTCTTGGGCAACAACAGTTAATTAGCTCTGCTGGCAGGCCGTCAGCATGGGCTAGGCATCCAAACTTGCGGCCCTTATGGGCATTGCGTGGGTTTGTTGTTAAGCAACAGGCATTAGCATTGCGTGAAGTTATGGGCAACCTTAAAGCTGGCAAGCCAGAAGAAGCGGCAAAGTTTCTTGGAAGATATGCGGCATACGGTGCAGGCGGCTATGCAGTAATTAATGAAGGCAGGCAGTATATTTTTGGAGATGGAGAGGCGTCATTTAATGGTATGGCTAGAGGATATGGAGATGCTTGGGCATCACTACTAACAGCTAATACGCTTGGATTAAATGACTATCAATATGGACTCATTAAACAGTATGGAATTCTGCCTACGTTTGCTTTGGGAATGATGCCAATTGCTTTAACTAGGCCGTTTGACATAGCAGGCACAACAATAAATGTGCTTGACCAAAAAGAATCTCCAGCGGCATTGGCGGCAGAAGTTCCAGTAATTAGAGATATAGGCAGGATAACTCGCAACATTGGAGAGCTAACCGAAAACCCCGTTTTGATGGAGATTGGAGAGGCGGCAACAACAAAAAGAATTGACCAATAACGCCATCGTCAATCCCAACTTTCAAACTCAAGCCAACCTTTTACTCCTTTGAGCCTTTCGTTTTCCATGCGAGCGGATTCTTTTTTGTAGTGCTTGGATATTTCTGATTGCTCTTTGGACATTCGTTTGCCAAGCGCAATGTCCTCTACTTTTTCCCGCAGTATTTCTAAAGCGCCCTCGCCGTAAGTGTCAACATAATGACGGTAGAAGTAATCAGGATTGCTACCAAACTTTTGATGGCATCCATAACAGTGGGCAAAAGCATTTAACCCATCGTACCTTACGCCCTTCTTTGCCCTGCCGAAGTAGTGAGAGCAGTGCAGTGCCATGCTGTTTTCTTCATACTGCTTGCCACAGCCCTGGCAAATAAAGTCATTTCGCATCCTGACACAACGACTAAACCAGTGGTCCGCCGCCGTCCTTTTTAATCTCATCGCATTTCATTCCTCATTGTTTGGGGCCATGGCACATAGACTCCCTTGTGTTCTGACAGATACCGTATGAGTTCTTCTGCGGCATCGCTTAGTTCTTTAGTAGTTAGCTTTGCAGTAGATTTTTTATCGTACATTGCCTCTATGATTGGCTTGAAAAGTATTTCTTTTACTCGTATTTCTGTAAATGAAAGCTCAAAGTCATTATCAAAAGGATGTGGCATTGTATGTCCAGCATTGTTTAATTCTTCTGCTAGTTGCCTGAACCATACATGCATTGCATTGTTTTGCTTGACTGATCTATTTGCATCTTTAATTAAGTATAGGTGATGCTTGTTATCCTTAAATGACTCTTTAACAAAGTCAATAAATCTTTCTAGCTTGTCAGTTGTATCGACAATCCAGCCTTGTCCACCATCCATTTGCTTCTCCAGTTGGCCCAGTTGGCCCAGTTAGCCCGTGTTTTAGGGGGCCGGTAAAGGGGATTTTAGGCCGCTTTTCCCCTAAGCTAGTACGTTAAAGGGAAAAACAGGCCACTTTTCCCCATAAAATTGCCTCAATCAGTAACAGGATAAGGCGTTGAAACCCAGGTTTTATCTATGTTGGCCCAGTTAGCCCAGTTGGCCCGTCATATTCGCCTGAACTAAGCTCTCGCGAACTGTCCAGAACGCTTACTGTGTTGGACACCCGCCCCCTAAATCTGGGGCCAACGGGGCCAACGGGGCCAACTAATATGTGACCCACTTGTAATGCTTTGCGTTGTATTGCCCTACTCGTTCCATTTGTAGGTAGTTTCCTTGCAGTAATTTCATGCAATTTCGCAATGTTTTCTTTGTGCACTCATTAGGATTTATTTCATCGTCATACAGCATTCGATAAAGATCTGATTGGGAAAATGTTTGACCGGTTTTCATTGCGGCCTTTAAGAAAAAGAACTCATCTTCATAGTGAGCCTTAGCTTTTGCTATGTTTATTTGTGCTTTCTGTCTTAGAGTTAGATTCTCAATGTCGTCCTCACCAAGAAACTCAACAGATGCTACTGACTCTTTGTAATCTATAAGCTGGCTAGTTTGCTTGTACTTGAATCCACCTTTAAAACTAACCTGGGACCTATCCTTTTCATTAATTACTAATAGCTCTTGGTATGGAGCGTATTTGTCGTTGAGAGGGTCAAGGCCAAACATATTGTCAACGTCTGCTTTGAGATCACCTACACCCTCGTATACAAGCCTGCCGTCCATTGTCCTGTGCTTGTTGCAGTGTCCAAGCAATATGACTGTGCCGCCTGATGCCGCAAACTCTCTGAATACATGAAGCACCTCACGCATATCACCTTTGTTTAAAACTGGGGCAAACTTTTTAAGCGTGTCGCAAATGACTATTTTGCCGTCAGCTTCTCCTTCCATTCTGATTAGGTTTAATAATCTAAGAGCGTCGCCTGTATTTCTGAGTGATGGATCATTGGAGTTTGATAGCGTCACCATTGTCATGCCGCGCTGATCGCCAAGTTTTGCCTTCTGGATTACACCCCTAGCGCCATCGTCCTCGTTGAAGTAGATGACGTCCTCGCCTCTTATGAGTCCGTTGTCGATTGACTGGAATAAGTTGCCAAGTATCCAGACTGTTTTGCCTGCTCCACTTGGGGCGTAAACAAGGGTGACTGTTCCGGTCGTAATCATTTGGGGGATTACATCTCGCTCTTTCTCAAGACGTTGCTCCATCTCTTCCAGCCTGTCGTTTACAGCGGCGCTCCTAAGCCTGCTGAGAGCCGATTGAGCATTGCTAGTGTCTTGGGTAGGGGGCAGTGAACTTTGCTGTGAGGAGCCATTGAGGTGGCTTTGAGGGGGAAGGCTAGGCTTTTCATTCTTTGCCATTAACTCGTGATACTCAGCCCATTCATCGCGCATTGGCTTCTCCTTTTTTTTACGGGGTCGAGCCCACCACTTTGGCCCAACAACGCCTAACTGTCAAGGACTTTCGGCATTGTTGAAAAAGGTTTGACAGCCTGGGCCGAAGTCCGTAGACTTTGCAGAAGGTCGATAGAGGAGGGCCGTTATGAGTAGTAATCAGAAAGGCGTGGTAAAGATCAAGAACAAAGACTATAAGCTCATTGTTCAGAGAGTAAATGAATTTCGTCAAGCTCATCCAGAGTTTGGTGTAGAGACAGAGGTTTTGCATCACGACGAAATCAGAGTAGTTGCTCAAGTCAGAATCTTTGACGAGCAAGGCAGGATTCGTGGGTCTGGTGTGGCTGAGGAGTTCAGAGAGGCCAGCAGGATTAACCAAACATCTGCAATGGAAAACTGTGAAACATCTGCGTTCGGAAGAGCATTAGCATCTATGGGATACGGCGGTGATGTAGCCTATGCCAGTGCTGAAGAAGTCGTGAATGCGATGAACACTGAAGCAACAAATGATGCTCTTAAACATAATCATGCTGTTAGAGAAAACCTTGAAGAGATTTATAACATCAAGGTAGCAATGCAGAATGAAGATTGGGATACCGCCGCTTGTTATGTAATGGACTTTGATGATGACACTGCTGGTGCATTGTGGGTCGCAACAACCAAAGGTGGGATATGGACTACCAAGGAGCGTGATGAACTCATGCCTCATGGAAACGTAGGTAAAGCTGTAAGTAGGATCACTAAGGAGAAAGCGGCATGAATGATGCAGATAAGCCAGTGTTTATAGATGGCATGTACACGCAAGAACCACATGAAAAGGTCATAGACTTTATCAAGCTGAACATAGACTTTGATCTTGAAAAGTTTTGGAAGTTTGCTCAGCAATGGCAAGAGCAAAATCCAACACGGGATCGCATGAAGGTATGCGTGCGAGTCAGTAAGGATTCTGGCAAGTGGTATCCTGCTATCGACAAAAAGGGTTATGAATATCAGGATCGCCAACAAGCAGAAAATGGTGCGGCATCTACGCCATCATCAAACGGTAATCCTTGGAGAAGGTAAACACTAGCCCGCAAGGGCAGTCCGTTGCCCTCGACCGAATCCAGAGTAGGTCGGGGGATTTTTTTAGGAGGAAGAGATGGATCAGGAAGAGTTTTATTATTCTGAGCAACTGATGAAGATGTTTAGAGTTGGCACTACGCCAAAGCTAATGCAGGTATTAGAAGATGCAGGCATTGGTTATTTAATTGATGGCGATAAAAAACCATTTGTATTTAGGTCTGTCATCCGTGATTTGCTTCAGAATAATTCTGGCGGCAACTACGAAAATATCCGCAAGCAAGTCCACAACATCGAGAGGTAAATCCTTCGGGGGCCGGTGTGCTTCGGCGGCATCGTGCCATCCTGCGGGGCTGGCAACCCCAGTAATCAGGGCGTCGGTGCGCACGGCAGGGCCGCTGCGCTCCGGCAGGGTAGGTGCCTCACTTGGGTCCTACGGCAGAGGCACTCCGCACAACTTCGGGGAAGGAGTTAGACCCCGTGGACAATCCTAAGTCTAACAGTCTGGGTCAAAGTCATGCCACTCCTGTGCTTCGTCTGGCTGACCATCGTAGTCACAGCTATATGATTCAGCTTCATCACAGTCAATACACCAGCCGTAATCATCAACAAAGCCTGACTCTATCCACTCCTTACATTCATCACACTGAGCAAAGTCAGACAGCAATGTGACCAGGGCAATGCTCATACCTCATAACTCCCCATATGGCAACCATCATCATCTTCAATGTAATAGTCAGAGCAGTAATTTATTTTAAATACTTTGTGCCATCTTTGTGTTTCGGGGTCTTTTTTGGCATCAAAATATCCTTGCTCAGCGGCCTGCTCAAAGGTGTCAAAATACAAAGTTATTGCTATTTTCATTCCATGCACTCCTTTATTACTGCCATTGCATAACAGATCTCATCCCAGATCTCATCGTAACAATCTTGCGTTGGCGGAATAAGCTCCTCACGATAACTATGTAATGCTAACCATATTGTGTCGAGAGCTTCATTCCTTTCATACTCAGACCTATCCATCGCCGTAGTCCTTCTGGTCGCCACTGGATACAAACTCGTCAATCAACCCATCAATGTAATCCCAGTTCACATACTTGCTCAGGTTTACATCAGACATTGAGATCATAACGTACTGGTCGGTTACATAATCGTATTCACCATCATTCTTCAGGGTGAAAGTAATATCTACATCAACTGTCATCCAGTCACAATCAAGCTCAGCGTCAAACGTATATGTTCCATACCTAGTTGCCATGGATAGACTCCTTTTGTAACTCAAGTTGGTATTCATCTTCGCCTACAATTCCAAGTATAAGAATGAGGCACACTAAAAATATAATGGCATGAACGTACTCAGGTAGATCAGCCATCAACTCCTTTATCAATCGCATCCAACAGTTCTCCTATCGCTGTATGTTTATTGATGCCACGAATATGCATGATCCCCTGTATCTCAGATACAAACTCATGCATATGTTGAAACCCCGGCTTCTCATCGTTAGCTGTACACCAGTTGAAGTACACCTTCAGTAGAGAAGCGGGGTAGTACCTTTCGGTATCGTTATCCATGCTTTTCAGACCGATACATCTCAAGGAAAGAAATCATGTCTAACACAGATAAATTCATGTTAGCCATGTCGTCAGTACTGCAAGACTTATCAAGGTCTACAAGTCTTTTAGAGCATCCAGAAAGCAAAACAATAGTCTCAGAAATTTTTTCTAGCTCCTGTTGTTTAGCGTCTGAATTAATTGGAATTACATTACTCATCAGAAATCCCCTTGACTCTCTTCAAGTACTTTTTGACAACGTAATGCACTGACGTTATGTTGATTCCATATTTAAATGCAGGCACACAGTTATAGTAATACTCAATAACTGTACGCCTGATTTGCTCAGCATCATGCTCGGTAAGGATAGGATGATAAGCCCTGATATAAGCAATAGGATCATCATCCCAAGATTGCAAAGCTACTGTCTTAGGATTCATCAGTAGCCTCATCTTTTTCTGATTCAGATTCAGAATCCCAACGAGCTTTTCTATACTTTATATGGTTAATATGTCGTATATCATTTTCTGATATGACTGTTGAATCGCGATCAACAAAATCTATCTTGATGCTTCTTGGTTCAGAATCAATTGTCCAGTAGTTTTTAGGCAAAGGATCTTGTATTACATTGTCAGAGTCATCATGTACCCAGTGTTGTGATACTTGATTTAAGCTCTGCATCAACTCATCTACTGCCAGGCACTGATCAATTGTGCCAATAAATTGATACAAACCAATTGAGATTACTGCTTGTCTTTTGTTAGACATAACTAACTCCTATAAAATTTAAGAAAGGTGAAGGGCAGCGGAGCCCCCCACCTACCGGATGGGGCTCCGTGCCCTTCGCGTTACTGTTTCCATACCGTCTTTTGCGGTACACCATCACTATCAACACCAGTGCTTCGTGTAACTGCTTTATGATTGCCTCGCTTGATAGCCGCAACCAAACTCTGAGCATGCTTCGCAGGCAACTCAACAGAACCACCAACTGGCATACTGTCCGCCAACGTAGACCATTTACCCAGCCCTTTTTTTGCGCTAGGTACAGGTACATTCTCAGATACAACTAAAGTGCTAACATCAAAACTCATGCTACTTTCTCCTCGTACTTGCGTACTAAATTTAACTGCGATATGCAGTACTCACTTGCTTTCCGCGCATCACTAGCCGCAGTCAGCACATACCTGGCATCAGACCGGATAGCCCTCTGCCAAGATTTCAAATAGCTTGCGTGATTCTGTAAGTCATACTTCACGCCTAACTCTGCACACAAAAATACTGCTGAGAGTTCAGCTACCAATTCTTCTTTTGCGTAATCCTCATCACCAAACTTGCCAGTCAGATCACGGTTAAGTCTCTTGCTATGCCCAGTGCCATGTGAACATTCGTGATATAGCGCTGAACAAAACTCATGGTCAGATACAAACTGTGATGGTTGCGGCATCCTGATCGTATCTTTCAAAGGTAGATAACAAGGATTGAATGATTCATCTTCTTCTACTGTTATGCCCATAGCTCTGGGTAATTCGTAAGGATCTTCTAACGATGAATCTCTGTGCTCTATTTCAGGTGGGTCAATACCAATCTGTTCAATATTGAATAGGTTATATACTATAGAAAACCTATACATCTTGTCGGTATCTTCATCTATACCACTATCAAAGAATATGGCTGGTGTTGCTGTCAGTCCTTTTACTGACTTGCCAAATGTTTCCGTTGCTTGCTTGTATGTCACCCAGTAGTTTGATTTGAATTCACTAATGTGTGATGACAGCATCGTAGTAAGCTGGTTGGTCCCAGTGTAAGGACGTTTACTTACAAAGTTACAATGCAAACGTGATTGTGATTGCCATGTTTTACGCCATGACTGTTCTGATTCCATTGCCTTCTCTAAAAGATTGACAATGCGCTTGTATTTCTTGCTCATATTAAACTCCTAGTTAGAATACAAAAGGCTGTAGTTGGGCAACCTTTTGCAAAGGTTAGCATAGTTGGGCCATCCTTGGCAATCTTTTTTTAGACATAAGGTGACTCAGTTCGCCACCCATCCTTGCCAGTGTCCTCTGGGTGAGGGTCATCAGATTCTGATTCTTTGCCCATCAAAGTTGGAGTCAAGCTGATAAGACCAGGGCAAGGGTCAACAACCAAGCCTTCACGCCACAGTCGGCAGGCAATCTCCTCTGGATTGTCAAAAGAAGAACACTCAACTTCTACTACATGGACAGTAGTTTCAATTAACTGAACTGTATATTTCACTAGTAAGCTCCTATCCCATTAAACGAACCTTTTTTTGCCGCATCAAAGTACTCAAGATTAGCCTCATTCCTCATTCGCAACTCCATGTTTACCATCCTAAACCTAGCCTCGTTCATCTCAGTTTTATGATGGCCAAGACACTGACAACCAGTAGCGGCAATGTTGTAACCACATTCAAGCAATCGTTCTAATGACATTTCATGTAACAATTCATCTTTGCCATTGATCCAGAAAGATCTTTTAAAATCACGTTTATCCATAAAGTATTTACTCCCATACAAACAAAAGAAAAGGCGAGGATCGCAGCCCCCCGCCCAAACGCGGGGGTGCGATCGCTCGCCATATTCAATATCAATCAGCAATTAACTCGCCAAGTTCAGACAGCTTTAGCTCCAAGTTATCAGCCAGCATTTGACCTTGAGCATCAATTGCTTCTTGCACCGTCGAAAAATAATCGCTCTCACGAGAATAAGGTTGAGGCAACCACATTGAACCCATCCATTCAGCACACCATCTGCCAACGTAATAACCAGCAGTCTTGCAAACAACTAAACCACTTATCACCACCTGGCCTTCTATGGGATCAACTATCTCAGCACAATCATCAAACAACTTCTTACTATCTAACTCATTTACCATGCTCATACTTAACTCCTTAAACCAAATTTAATCAGGCGGCTGTCCAAGCCCCCCGCCCAAACGCGGGGCTTGGCAGACGCCATAGTTATTAATCGTCAGTAAAAGGATCAAAGATCAATGCGGCTACCATCACCATCGCCAATACAAATAATCCTATTCCCATAAATGTATTTGCAGGATCCATAGTCATAAGCCCATTCATAACCATGCCAAAGCCAGCAAACCAATATATGTAAGACAGTATTCCAAACCGCATTACGCCACCTCCATCATCATATCTACTGGTACAGTCCCATAGGCAAAGTCCACAATTACGTCAACATCAACGCCATCACACGCATCGTTATTGCCAGTAATCACGCCATCGTTTAGGCACACAAGTTCGTCAGAATTAACTGAGTAAATAAATACAGTTTCCATTTCAACTCCTATTCGTTTTCGTCAAAGTCACAGTAAATTGGATTCGCATCTGGTTCAGTCATATCTACAACGTCATCGTCAGCATACTCACAGTGTTCAACTTTGCTGTAACCATCGCCAAACATTTCACCACCACATTTTACGCAACGTCCCATTTCTAACTCCTTTGTAGTCATCAGGTACATAAAAAAAAGGGACACCTGTCGATGCCCCTATCTTGCTTACTGCTCAATCTTTGTAGCTCTGTTGCGACGCTCATCTGCTCGACGTTCGCCTTCTGCAAGTTCCGCTTCCACTGCGTCCTGCGTTACAAACCAGATTTTGAGTTGTCCGTCTTTTCCTGGCTTGATCGTGCCGAATACCGTGTGGAGGGTTCCATTGGCGTTGTACTCACCCTTGAAGGCGCGCTTCTTTACTCCCTCTTTGTCAACGTAGTCAAAGCTGTTGGCGATTCCTTGTAACTTCTTGAGGACGAATTCGTCTTTTTTCTTGGACATGGTGTTTCTCCTTTTGGTTTAAGTCAATGCGCGTCTGCGCACACGCTTAGACTCCGGAGACGCGGTGATAAAGCAAGGGGGCAGTTGAGCGTGAATCGCGGAGGGACCCACAGCTCGGTCTTTCAGGATTTGGTGATCTATCGTGGGAAACCGCTATTCTCGCGCCCTTGCAGGCAACCAGCCTTTCCGCCCCAGCGGAAAGAAAAAGCGGTTGCCGGTTTATTGCCGTGGCTCTGGAATCTTTAGCGTTGCCAGACTCGCATGCCTTGACTTATGCCAAATGGATAAACACCCGCTCATGTCCAAGGGAAAAGGCGGATTTGTCCTGCTCTCAAGGAGTTTCAAGGGAGCGGCGGCAGATTTGGCTTCGTTGGCATGTAGAGGGAGTTAAGAGGCGTGGTTTCTTTAGGGTGATCAACGACGATGGGACCGTCCGCAGGGTGTTCCTCCGCGCGGTCAGGACAGGGAAAGACGGGCGACTCAGACTCTACCCTGTGACTCAGGTCGTAGTGGGAGTGGGACTTGTAGATGGCTGACTCGACCAGGTAACTTCGCATCAGGGCTACAGAGGTTGGGTAGTCAGCGATAGTGGGATCGATAGGTGTTCCAGTTTTAGATGTGGCTGTTTACTCTCCAGTGGTTGCCTCTCCGACACTCACTCCTCTCTTTTTCAGTGCCTCCTGTTGGTAATCTCTCCCCGCTGTTTAGATTCTCCAGTGTTTAGATGTAAACGATGAGACGATTTACTAGGGGGGGAGGGGTAGTGCGACATAGTTTAATATTAAGTTGCCCCCCAGATACAAAAAAGGTGAAATCGGAATAACCAGGCATTTGATTTGTTTAGTAAAATCTACTAGGTTTAGTTTTCTTAAGGTATTGGGGTTGTTTTTCCTATCGATAGGTATAGGATAGGGCGGGTCGGAGGGCTTAATAACCTCATTAAAAAGGAAATGATTATGTACGAAGAGACTAAAGACAGGCCAGAGCACACAGTTGAGTATCGTTCTGTTGATTACTACTCAATGTGTGAGAAATCCAAGCGTCAGATTAGAGATATGCAGAAGATGGGTATGCCTACTAGACACGATCCCAAGTCTACGCCTGAAGAAACCGAGCAGGGTCATATGGGCGGCTACTCAATTATGATGTTTGGCAAGTAGTGGATGGTGAAATAGCGCTTATTCGGAAAGCGTTACAAGATATAGCCTATGAACTGGGCGTATTAAATGATTTGTTGCAGGATTTAGATGAGCGAACCAGCAGAACAGAGCCATTACGAGAAGAGGAAGTCGGAACTCAAGGCGAATAAGGGTGGTAGACCCTCAAAAAAAGAGTTGGCGGCTAAAAAACGCGGGGGAAGAGGTAAGGTAGGCAGGCCAAAGGGTGATGCGTCAATCATGGAAGATTATCGCAGTAGGATGCTGGCATCACCTAAGTCCAAGAAGGTTCTGGATACTATTTTTGCGGCGGCTTTGGATGACGAACACAAAGGCCAGACTGCGGCATGGAAGCTAGTTATGGATCGTGTAGCGCCTGTTGCTGGATTTGAAAAGCAAATCGTACAGAATGGTGGACGTAGCGCTATACAGATAAATATCACGGGCGTATCTACAGCAGAAGTAGAAGATAAATCTACACCAACTATAAATACCAGCACTATTGACGGAAATACCGGTGAGATACTTCAAGATTGAAGAGTTTGACTGTCAAGAGACAGGAAATAACCAGATGAATGAGGATTTCCTCAATATTCTTGATGAACTCAGAGATAGATGCAACTTTCCTTTTAAGATTACTTCCGGATACAGAGATCCAACCCATCCTTTAGAACTAAAAAAAGAAAAACCTGGCACTCACTCACAAGGCATTGCGGCTGATATAAGAATAATAAACGGAAGTCAGGCTTATACCTTACTATCTACTGCTTTTAATATGGGATTTGGTGGTATTGGTATAGCAAAGACGTTTATTCATGTAGATATCCGAAATACTACACCCGTAGTATGGACTTACTAAGCAAAACTAGGAGTTACCTATGAAATGGTTAGCATTTTTTGTATTTTTCTTTGCAATGTTTGCATCTGCACAGACAGTCATCTATTACGAGGATGGCACAGCGTATACGCTTAAGGATAATGAGCACGTATATGTTAGTAAAGCTGGTAAAATGTATCAGAAAAAAGATTATAAAAATGGAAACGTGTATTTTACGCACAAAAAGCCTAATGATGAGGTAGATCCTGAGGCAAGCCCTACAGATGGCATGGAACCTGGAAGTCCTGAGTGGTGTGAGGCATATGTTCCATATCAACTTGGGTATACGTTTGACGATCAGCTGTATGAAAGAGGGTGTTAAGTGACACCTGACCGCTTAAATGCATGGAGAGTTATACCAAGACTCTTAATGTTGGCAATGTTGATAATGACTTATCGCGTTGTTGAGTGGTTTATGTCTTTGCCTGATCCTAATCCTGAGCAAGCCGCACTAGTTTCGGTCATGACTGGTGCGCTTACTGGTGCATTTGGTCTATTTTTGGGCAAAAAAGAATGACAGCGCTTGATGTAGAGCTATTGCCTTGGCAACAAGAGGTATATTCAGACTCTTCTAGGTTTAAGGTTGTAGCCGCAGGCAGGCGTACAGGCAAATCTCGACTAGCCGCATGGCTGTTAATTATAAATGGGCTACAGGCTGACAAGGGTCATGTGTTTTATGTAGCTCCAACGCAGGGTCAGGCTAGAGATATTCTTTGGCAAACCCTTATGGAGCTAGGGCATCCTGTTATTGCTGGCTCACATATCAATAATCTTCAGATTAAACTGGTAAATGGCGCAACTATTAGCCTTAAAGGTGCTGATAGACCAGAAACCATGCGTGGTGTGTCTCTTAAATACCTGGTCATGGACGAATATGCGGATATGAAGCCAGAGGTATGGGAGCAAATTCTTAGGCCAGCACTAGCTGACCAGAAGGGTGAGGCGTTATTTATTGGTACGCCTATGGGTCGTAACCATTTTTATGAATTATACAAGTATGCCGAGATAGGAAATGACGAAACCTATAAGGCTTGGCACTTTACTAGTTATGATAATCCTATAATTGACCCGAAAGAGATTGACGTTGCTAAGAAGTCAATGTCGTCGTATGCTTTTCGGCAAGAGTTTATGGCTTCGTTTGAAGCTAGAGGCTCTGAAATGTTTAAAGAAGAGTGGGTTAAGTTTGGTAATTCCCCAGAAGATGGGGATTACTACATATCTATTGACTTAGCCGGCTTTGAAGATGTAAGCAAAAAGCGAACCAAAAACAAAAGGCTGGATGAAACAGCTATTGTTGTAGCCAAGGTAAGTCCTGACGGCTGGTTTGTTGAAAATATTATATATGGCAGATGGACATTAGATGAAACTGCCATGAAGATATTTCAGGCTGTGCGTGATTACCGCCCTGTTAGCGTAGGGATTGAAAGAGGAATTGCAAAGCAGGCTGTAATGTCGCCATTGAGTGACCTAATGAAACGCTATGGTACGTTTTTTAGGGTAGAAGAATTAACTCATGGCAACAAAAAGAAAACTGATCGTGTCATGTGGGCGCTCCAAGGGAGGTTTGAAAACGGACACATCCTATTAAACCAGGGCGAATGGAATAGTAGGTTCTTGGATCAGTTGTTTCAGTTCCCAGATCCTCTTACACATGATGACTTGGTTGACGCTTTAGCGTATATAGACCAGTTAGCGCAGGTAGCCTATAGCTACGAATACGAAATTGATGACCACGAAATCTTAGATGTAGTGGCAGGATACTAAGATGGCAGAAGAATACAGCTTAGACCCCTTGTTAGCCCAAGAAAGTATTGAAGCATGGGTAATGCACAAATGTGAAAGTTGGCGCGATTACTATGAGTCAAACTATGAAGAGGACTTTGATGAATACTACAGGCTGTGGCGTGGTCAATGGGATCCTGCAGATTCTCAAAGAGCTTCTGAAAGGTCTAGAATTATATCCCCAGCGCTACAGCAGGCTGTAGAGTCGAATGTTGCAGAGTTAGAGGAAGCAACATTTGGTCGTGGCAAGTTCTTTGATATTTCTGATGACCTTATAGATCAAGACCCTACTGATATGCTTTTTCTTAGGAAGAAGCTAGATGAGGATTTTGAAGCCTGCAAGATCCGCAAGTCTGTAGCAGAGTGTTTAATTAACTCAGCAGTATATGGTACAGGTATTGGTGAAATTGTGTTGGAAGAGATAAAGGAAATGGCTCCTGCATCTCAACCAATGATGGGTGGTGAGCTAAAAGCTGTAGGTGTGACAGTTAGAGATAGAGTTGCAGTAAAGCTAAAGCCTATTCTTCCTCAAAACTTTTTAATAGATCCTGTTGCTACGTCAATTGAAGATGCGTATGGCGTGGCTATTGATGAGTTTGTTAGTAAACACAGCGTCGAGTTACTTCAAGAGCAAGGCATATATCGTGAAGGCCCGATTGAAAGTGCGGCGGCTAACACTAATTTAGAGCCAGACCAAGACATTACGCTTTATAACGATGACAAGGTAAGGCTTACCAAATACTACGGGTTGGTGCCGCGTGAGCTTCTTGAAGAAGAAGGCGTAGATATAGATGAAGACAACAAGTCTATGTATGTAGAGGCTGTTGTTGTTATTGCTAACAGCGGAACACTTCTTAAAGCAGAAGCAAATCCTTACATGATGGGTGATCGGCCTGTTGTTGCATTTCCTTG